TCGTCGCCTGTTCCTGGTTCTCGAAGATGCAATCAGCAACGCTGCTAAGACTCAACTCTTTGAACTGAATGACGAGTTCACTCGCGCATCGTTCAAGAATATCGTTGAACCCTTCCTGCGTTCCATCCAGAGCCGCAGAGGCATCGTTGACTTCCTGGTTGTCTGCGACAGCAGCAACAACCCTGCTGAAGCAATCGACCGTGGCGAGTTCTTTGCGGAGATCTTCGTGAAGCCCACACGCTCGATCAACTTCATCACCCTCACCTTCACTGCAACGAGATCTGGTTCCTCGTTCGCTGAAGTTACCAACTGATTCAAGAGACTAACTAAGGAGAAAAACAATGGCAGAACAGCAACCAGGACAGGTGGAGCAGAGCTCAGTAAGAGCTCCAATCTTCACCTTCCGTGACCAAGTTAGAGACTTTGCCCGTCCTAACCTATTCCAAGTAGAGATCTACGCTCCCCCGATTCTGGGGAACGGGATCTCTCCCTCCCCAGGTGGTGTAGCAGGTTCTCAAGCAAATGCTGCTGAGACCTCTGCTGGTGGATCCACTCTGGGTGCTGGTGACGTATCCGCTTTCGGTACCTTCCTCGTTAAGGCAGCAAACATCCCCGCTTCTGTCGTGGGTGTTGTCGATGTTCCTTACCGTGGTCGTATGCTGAAGATCGCTGGTGACCGCACCTTTGAACCCTGGACCGTAACCGTTCTTAACGACCAGTCCTTCAAGTTCCGTGCATTCTTTGAATCTTGGTCCTCCAACATTCAAGCACTCCAGCAGAACTACCAGAACTCGAACACCATCGCTGACTATCAAGCAATGGCAAAGGTTCGTCAACTCGACCGCAAGGGCGAAGTGATCCGCACCTATAAGTTTGAAGGTATTTGGCCATCTAACATCAGTGCTATTGAACTTGATTGGGGCACAAACGATACTCCCGAGGAGTACACCGTTGAGTTCCAAGTCCAATACTGGACCTATGACAACGACGTAAACACTGGTAACAATAGTGGGTCTTCCCAACTTTGATAAATAAAGGGGTAAGACAACTGGATATTTAGATGTCCCAACTATTTGGTTATTCTCTTGAACGCGCTAAGAAGGGTCAGGCAACTGGTCCTTCTTTCGTGCGTAAAGAATCTGATGATGCAGCAACTCCTATTGCAGGTGGCGGTTTCTTTGGAACCTCCATCGACCTGGATGGTAGTTACAAAGACGAAAACGACTTGATTCGTCGGTATCGCGAGATGTCCATTCACCCTGAGTGTGACCGCGCTATCGATGATGTTGTCAACGAAGCAATCGCTGGCGACCTTGACGACACTCCCGTGGATGTGGAGTTGTCGAATCTCAAGGTTAGTCAGGGTCTTAAAAATAAAATCAGAGACGAGTTTCACAACGTTCTGCGTCTGTTGGACTTCGATAAGAAGGCATATGACATTTTCCGTAGATGGTACATTGACGGAAAACTGTATTACCATAAGGTAATCGATGTCAAAAATCCCAGACGTGGCATTACAGAATTGCGCTACGTAGACCCGCGAAAGATTCGCAAGGTCATCGAACTAGAGAATAAAAAAGACAAACAGTTCCTGGATCCCAAGACGATGGAATCCCAGCTGGCACCTCGTTCCGCTGAGTATTACATCTATAACCCGAAGGGTCTGCGTGGACTGGAAACATCTGGTGTCAAGATTGCTCCTGATGCTATTGCCTTCGCCCACAGTGGTCTGAAGGATATGAATAAGAATGTGATTATGTCACATTTGCACAAGGCAATCAAAGCACTCAATCAACTCAGAATGATTGAAGATAGTCTGGTTATTTACAGACTGTCTCGTGCACCTGAGCGTCGTATTTTTTATATCGATGTTGGTAACCTGCCCAAGCAGAAAGCCGAGAGTTACCTCCGTGAGGTGATGAGTCGTTATAGAAACAAACTTGTGTACAACGCCGACACAGGCGAGATCAGAGATGATCGCAAGTTTATGTCGATGCTGGAAGACTTCTGGCTTCCACGCCGCGAGGGAGGGCGCGGTACAGAAATCACTACTCTCCCTGGCGGGCAAAACCTGGGCGAACTGGAAGACGTTAAGTATTTCCAGAAGAAGCTCTACCGTGCACTCAACGTGCCCGAGTCACGGTTGGAATCGGAATCCACCTTCAACTTGGGTCGTGCTGCTGAGATTACTCGTGACGAAGTTAAATTTCAAAAGTTCGTTACCCGTCTCCGTAAGAAGTTCTCTGAACTTTTTCACGACCTGTTGAAGACACAACTCATCCTCAAAGGTATTATCACAATCGAAGATTGGGATGATATGTCTGAGCATATCCAGTATGACTTCATTGCAGACAACTACTTCAGTGAACTGAAAGAGAAAGAGATGCTCACAGAGCGTCTTGGTCTGCTGCAACAAATGGATCCGTTTGCTGGTAAGTATTTCTCTCTTGACTATCTGCGTCGTCAGGTACTCAAGCATTCTGATGCGGAGATCAAAGAGATCGACAAGCAGATTGAACAAGAGATTGCTGATGGTAAACTCGCAGATCCTGCAACCATTGACCCGATGACGGGTATGCCAATGGAAGATCCCGCTGCTGCTATGGGAGCGGAAGAACCACAAGATATGGGTCCTACTGGCATTGAGTCTATTTCTCCTGGAGACTATAAACGCGGAGAATTCTAAATAGTATTAATTGGTGGTAATTATTATGCCTAGCATTGAAGCTATGGAGATTGTTAACAAGCTATTTTCTGGTTCAAAAGACCTGAGTAGTGAAGTTGACAGTGCTATGAAAGCATTTTCTGCTGATGCCCTTGAGGCAAAGAAACAGGAAATCGCTGCCAAATTCTTTAATCCAGAAGAGGAAAACGATGAAGCTGATCACGGAAACGATTGAAGATGTACAGATTCTTACCGAAGAAAAGAACGGTAAGAAAAATCTGTATATTGAAGGTACCTTCCTGCAGGGTGAAATTAAAAATAGAAACGGTCGTATGTACCCCATTGCCACTCTTGCAAGAGAGGTGCAGAAGTACAACGAAAGTTTCATCAAGAGTGGTCGCGCACTTGGCGAACTGGGTCATCCCGATGGTCCCACTGTGAACCTTGACCGCGTGTCGCACTTGATTACATCCCTGGTCCAAGAGGGTAACAACTTCCGTGGCAAGGCTCGTATTCTTGATACACCTATGGGCAACATTGCTCGCAGTCTTCTTGACGAAGGTGTGAAACTGGGCGTCTCTTCCCGTGGCATTGGTTCACTGAGAGAGGCACGCGACGGTGCAAAGATTGTTGCTGATGATTTTATGCTCGCTACTGCTGCTGATATCGTAGCAGATCCTTCCGCGCCTGACGCTTTTGTCAATGGCATTATGGAAGGTCGTGAGTGGGTATGGAACAACGGCATCATTAAAGAGTCTGAGGTTGCCAACATTAAGCGTACCCTCGACCTCGCACCTAATCCCAAAGTTCTTGAGGAGGCAAAACTTTCCGCGTTTGCCAAATTCTTGAAAACTTTGTGATAATAAATATTTCTATGAATAGCAAAGACTACAAAGGAGACAACCAAATGTCGCAAGATGAAAAGGTAATGGTATCCGAAGAACAAACAGAAGTCACCGAAGCTAAGTTCGACGGTGCTGTTTCCGATGGTTCTTCTCTGGGTTCCGTAGAAAATCTGGGTGGTCCTACCCCTCAGAACAGCAAGCCCGATGACGAGTCTAACAAACTGAAGACTCCTTCGCAAACTCAGGCTGCTGCACCTAAGACCAAGCCCTCCGACGCATCCCCCCAGAAAGCAGAATCTGTTGAAGCAGAGAATGCTGATGGTGAGGATCTCATCGAAGTTGATCTGAGCGCAGACATTGCTGCTCTGACCGAAGGTGAGGAACTGTCTGAGGAATTCAAAGAGAAGGCAACAACAATCTTCGAGGCTGCTGTTGTTTCTCGTCTCAACGAAGAGATCGAGCGTGTACACACCGAGTACACTGCAACTCTCGCTGAGCAGGTACAAGCTGTTAAGACCGAACTTGCTGAGCAGGTAGATGAGTATCTGACCTATGCTGTTCAGCAGTGGATCAAAGAGAACGAACTGCAAGTTGAAAGCGGACTCAAGTCCGAGATTGCAGAGAGCGTTGTCGAAGGTCTTAAAAAGGTATTCCTTGAGAACCACATTGAGGTTCCCGAGGAGAAAATCGATGCCCTCGAATCGATGGCATCGGAACTTGATTCGATGGAAGCAAAACTCAACGAGCAAATTGATAAAAATGTTGAGCTCACCAAGTCTATTGGTGCTCTCGTTAAGAATGGGATCGTGAACGAAATGGCAGAAGGTCTGGCATCTACCGAAAGGGAGAAGCTGTTCGGTCTGGCAGAAGGTGTTGAGTTTGAGAATGAAGAGTCATTCCGCAATAAGGTCGCAATGCTGAAGGAGTCGTACTTCCCCAGCAAGTCTGCTACTGGTGCAGAGACCATTGCAGAGGATGTACAACCTGTTGTGGATACAGAAATGACGGATTCGATGTCCCGTTACGTCGATGCACTTCGTCGTTGGACTAAGTGATTTAGTCACCTTACTAATTAATTAACCTAACTTTTCAAGGAGTAAAAAAGCAATGTTCAAATCCGAGCATCTGCAGGAAAAGTGGGCACCTATTCTGGAGCACGATGGACTTGATTCTATCAAGGACAACTACAGAAAGGCTGTTACCGCAGTCCTGCTCGAAAACCAAGAATCCTTCCTCCGTGAGGAAGCAGGCATCCTCAACGAGGCTGCCCCCACAATGTCTGCTGGTACCGCTGGTTTCAGTGGCAGCAGCACCGCTACTGGTCCTGTCGCTGGTTTCGACCCCGTTCTGATCAGCCTGATCCGCCGTTCGATGCCTAAGCTGATTGCTTATGACATCGCTGGTGTTCAGCCGATGACTGGTCCTACTGGTCTGATCTTCGCAATGCGCTCCCGCTATGGCACCGACCGT